GTCCTGAGAGAGCCGGAATGAGCCGCCTGTTTCCAGCCTTTGTCTCGCTCCAGGTGATCAACGCCTGCGACTCCCGCTGCGTGTTCTGTCCGGGGAAAAGCCTCAGAGGCTCGTTTCCTCATGCCTACATGAGCGAGGTCCTCATGGAGCAGATACTCGCGGAGATCGCCCGCCACCGTGATCAGGTCGAGGAAATCGATCTGAATCTTCATTGTGAACCAACTCTCGACTTTCGCCTCGTCAGCCTCTGCCGGTGGCTATCTGATTTCGGTTATCCGCCGCAGGTCATTACAAACGGATCTCGTATCCACGATCACGATCTCGATGAACTCGTCCGCTACACCTCGTTGATCCAATTCTCCATGCACGGGGGGCGGGATGCCGGGAGACGCGAGCGCTATATGTCCGGCCTCGATCACGAGCAGTGCTACCGCAACGTCGAGGCGATGGGCCAGGCGATCAAGCGGTCGGGCCGACTGGTGACATTGCGGGTCACCGATATGTTTTGCCCTGGGCCGGAGGAGGAGGCGCAGGGGAAACGGTGGGCTGAACTGGCGGGTTGTGAGAATTTCGAGTTTGTGAGGCCGCGCCTGCTGCAACGTGCTCTCGCCGTTGATCTCGGCGTCCGCGCCGGACCGCGAGTCACCTGCGGATCACTCTGTGGGCCCCACCGGCTCGGCGGGATCCTCTGGGATGGAACGATGATCGTTTGTTCGGCTGACTGGCAACAACAATATTCGCCCGGCAGAATCTACGACGACGGAACCATAGAGGATCTATTTAATTCGGAAGTGGCGAACCGGCTGAGATGGGAATCGTCGGGCGAGGTGGACCTGCCCGAGGATCACATTTGCCGGCGGTGTTGCGCGGTGCCACCGCTGGAGGCATTGCCAGGAAAAAGAAAATGACCGAGCTAAGCCGGGAGCAGGTGGAGGTGCTGGAGGTGGCGGCGCCGTGGCTGCTGAGCGATCCGGAGGAGCTGCGGGGCTACAACGTCGAGCAGCTGCGCAAACGGCTGGGGCACGGGAGCCGGCGATCCACCTACGCCTGGCTCGATCGCAATGGCATCCCGCGGGTGCGGACGGGATCCAGATATCTACTGATTTTGCGCACAGAATTGGTGAGGTTTTTCCTGCGGATCAATATTGCAGCGGAAAAATAGTGTATTTTAGTCCTCTTTAGTGCCATACAGTCTAGCACTTTTTTCAAATTAATCCCCTAAAATTGAAGTTGGTGACGGACAGTGTCCGTCTATCCGGCACGGATTCAACTCCTCGCTGGCCGGGACCGGGGGGCACCCGGCGCCCGGCCTTACTTTTTTAGACGGGGGCGGCTGATGTGAGCGGCGATCGCGGCAAGAGGAAATTCGACCTGCACTACGAGGAGGCGGAGCGCCTCTACGTGGAGACGGGGCTGTCGGTGCCGCGAATATTCGATGTGCTGCGGCGGGCGGTCAGCCCGACGACGCTCTACAAGTGGCGCCGCGACGGCGGCTGGCAGCAACAGCGGCAGGACTATCGCTCGACGGCGGACAACGCCGTCGCCACGCTCAAACGCAAAATCATCGAGATCGCGGCGAAACTGGACCGCGCCGGGCGGGATGAGGATGTGGCGCGGATCGCCGACACGCTGAGCAAACTCGACAAGGTGCTCGATCGGTTCGACAGGAAACGCGACACCTACGGCGAGACGATCCGGGTGCTCGATAGCCTGGTGGAGTGGATGCGGGGGCGCGACGACCGGGAGGGTCTCGAGGCCCTGGAGTCGCGGCTGGGCGATTACTCGCAGCACGTGGCCGCCACGGCGGCCTGAGGTGCGGATGGCGAAGTTGACCAAAGCGCAGTTTCTCAAGCAGGCCGAGGAGCTGATCGCGGCACTGCGGTCGCGCATCCGCGAGGGCGCGGCGGGCAAACCGTTTGACGACGTGAGCCCCGCGGCCTGCGTCGAGCGCCGCAGGCGGGGGCTCGAGGACAGCGAGTATTTCGCGCGGACCTACCTGCCGCACTACCTCACCGATGAGACCCCGGATTTCCACGCCGAAATCGACGAGCTTGCCTACGCGCAGGATGAGATACACATCCTGATGGCCTCCCGCGGCTACGCGAAAACCACGCGGCGGACGACGCTGCACAGCATCCGCAAATTGTGCTATCGGCTGCGGAAAAACATGCTGATCATCTCGGACACGGTTGACAAAGCTGCGCTGCACCTGCTGCCGATCAAGGTCGAGCTGGAGATCAATGAGCACCTCCGCTGTGATTTCGGCGAGATGCAGGGGGGCACCTGGACCGACGAGGAGATCATCACGGCGGCCGGCGATCGCATGGCTGCCTGCTCCTGGCGGCAGAACCTGAGGGGCGAGGTCTATCTGATGCAACGCCCCGACGAGGCGATCCTGGAGGACCTCGAGTCGCGGGAATCGGCGCGGAGTCCGAAGCAGGTCGAGAAACGCCTGGCCTTCGTGCGGGAGGATCTGCTGCCGGCATTGGTGCCGGAGGGCTGGATCGTGACCTGGATCGGCACGCCGCTCGATGCCGAGTGCGCGATCGTGCGGGCCAAGGGGGAGCGGGATGATCAGGGTGAGCCGCTATACGTGACGCATGAGTATCCGGCTGTGGCTGATGGCCGGTCGATCTGGCCGGCGAGATTTCCGCTGCGCCTGCTGCGGAAAAAACAGCGGGAGATGGGCACGGACGCCTACCTGCAGGAGTTCGGGTTGGTGCCGCCGAGCAAGGACAACATTTTCCGGCGGGAGTGGTTCCGGCGGAACTACTACGAGCGGGACAAACTCGACATCTCCGAGCTGCTGATAGTCCGCGGCGTCGATCCGTCGCAGGGCATACACGATTTGGCGGCGCTCCTGACGGCCGGGGTCAACACGGCGACGATGGATATCTATTTTTTGCAGGTGGTCCTGCGGCGGATGTCGGCGCTCGAGCTGATCGAGGAGTGCGTGCGGCTCGATAGTGAGATCCCGGCGCACGCCAACCTGATCGAGGGCAACCTCTACAGGGATCTGCTGGCGCCGATCCTCAACAAACGGCGGCCGGGGATCGATTTCGCGCAGGTGATCAACACGCAGAACAAGGAACTGAGGATCCGGACGCAGGCCTCGGCTGTTGAGTTGGGCCGCTATCACCTCGATCCGAATGTCGGCGATTCGCGTGAGCTGGAAAATCAGTATGTGTTGTTTGGCCGGCCGGGAGTGATGGACGACGGGCCGGATGCCGGCGAGCTGATACATCGCTGGGTGCGGGCCGGCGGCGGGAAACCGGAGTATGAATCGGTGCGGAAGCGGGGGCTTGAGGACGCGATGCGGGGGTGGCTGTGATGGCCGGCGGTGACAGGTTGGGCAGGCGGCTGCGGGAGAGAGGAGCGCAGACAGGAATGTCCGCGCCACCGGGGGGAGTCGAGGCCGTGGCGGGGCCGCCGACGGCGGCGGCGCAGGTCGAGCGGCTGCGGAGCGTTGTGCGCCGGGAGGATATCTGGAGCACGACTACGCCGGGGACTCCGGCGACGGTGGGCCGCATCCTGCAGGACGCCCTGAGCGGCGACACGAGTGAGTATTGCCGGGCCGCGGCCGACGCATTCGAGAAGGACGACGAAATCCGGCAGGCGCTCGAGACGCGGGTGGATGCGGTGCTGGCCTGCCCGGTGCGGATCACGCCGGCGGACGACTCGGATCGGGCGGAGCAGATCGCGGAGGGGATCAGGGATATCTGGGAGGGCATCCCTGCACTGCGCGAGGTGCTCGGCGACATGCTCTCGGGCGGCGTGCAGGTGGGATTTCATCTGGCGCAGATACGGTTGAGCGAGGAGCCGGTGCGGGGTCTGTGGCGGGTGGCGGGGATCGACGCGATCGAGCGGCGGGCGCTGGTCTGGCGCGACGCCGATGGCACGCTGGAGTATCCACGCCTGCGGCTCAAGGGGGAATATTCGCCATACGGGATCAGCCTGGACGACTACCGGCCGACTCTGATACTGCACCAGCGGCGCAAGGACGGCTCATGCCTGCGCGGCGGCCTGATGCGCACGCTGCTGTGGCTGACGCTGTTCAAAAGATTTGGGCTGAAGGACTGGATATCGTTTGTGGAGCGCTACGGCGACCCACTGCTGATCGGCAAATACCCGAGCGGTGCGCAGAAACCGGAAAAGGACGCGTTGATGTCGGCGTTGAAATCGCTGGGCACGGATGCGCGGGCGATGATCTCCGAGACGACGAAGATCGAGACGCTGGAGGCCGGGAAACTGGCGGCGACGCAGGTGTTCGAGAAGCTGATCCGGCACCTCGACGAGGCGATCTGCAAGATCGTGCTCGGGCAAACGAAAACCTCGATGGGCGAGGGCGGGAGTTTCGCGCTGGCGAAAGTTCACGAACGCGTGCTCGCCACCAAAACGGCCGCGGACTGCGAGGCCCTGGCCGAGACACTCTACGATCAGTTGGTGTTGCGGTTGGTCGAGTGGAACTGGGGTCCGCAGGCGCTCGACCTGGCGCCGGAGATTCGCTTTGCCTACGGCGAGGCGGAGAAACGGGCGCAGGAAATCGAGTCGGTGAGGACAGCGGTCGAGCTGGGTCTCGAGGTGCCGAAATCGCACGTGCGGGATCTGCTGGGCATCCCGGAGCCGGAGGAGGGAGAGGAGATTTTGGAGCCCCAGGGAGGTGGGGGCGAGGGCCCTTTCGGGATGGCGGAGAGGGGAGGCAGACAGGAATGTCCGCCCCACCCGATCGAGGGGAAACCATGGCTACGCAGCTGATGGCAGACAGGGATGTCCGCCCCACCTGGGCGCCGGCGTTGGCTGCCGCGGAGCAGGAGCCGCGAGGCGAGGTGCTGCCGGGCGTGGACGGCCGGCTGGTGGAGGATTACGCCGTGCGGGGGGCGACCGCCCTGCAGCCGCTGATCGATGGCGTCGTCGACTACGCCGAGCGACAGCCGGAGCTGCGGGGATTAGGACCGCGGCTGCTGGACGCGTTCGGACGGGAGCGCATCGAGGGTCTCGCGGCCGCCCTGCACGGCGCAATGCTACATGCGGCTGGCGCGGCGTGGAGCGATCTGGCGGTGGAGATTCCGGAGGCGCGCGGGCGGCTGACGGCGGCCGGTCCGGTGCTGGTGCTGGCGGGATCGCCGGGCGAGCCGCTGACGCCGGAGCGGGCGGTGGACTGGTTCCGAACAAAGAACATCCTGCCGAAGGCGGAGTTCGAGTGGCTGCACGACCAGGCGAAGTTGAGGGCCTGGACCGTGGCCGGCGACCTGAGCCACCACGTGCTGGCGCGGGTGCACGAGTCGACGCTGGAGGCGGTGAAGCGCGGGGAAAGTTTCGGCGAATGGAAAGCAGGGCTGCGGGACTTCCTCAAGGCGGAGGGGTTCACCTCGGCGGCGCCGGGGCACCTGGGGACGGTGTTTGAAAACGCGATGCACCAGAGCTACTCGGCGGAACGGTGGCGGGGGCAGATGGCGGCGGCCGAGCTGAGGCCCCTGTGGCAATACAAGACGCTCAACGACGGGCACGTGAGAGACAAGCACAGGGCCTGGCATGACAAGGTGTTCGATCACAGGAGCGGGTTCTGGATGGCGAACTACCCGCCGAACGATCACCGCTGCCGGTGCTACGCGATCTCGCTGAGCGAGGCGCAGGCGCGGGAGCGGGGGTTGCGGGTGCTGCGGAAGTGGAGCGGCGGGCCGGCGGCTGAGGGCTGGCGGCACAACCCAGGCTTCGGGTATCCAGCCAAGGAGATCAGCCGGGTCTACAAGTTGGGGAAGGAGCAGCCGATGCTGGGGCGCAAGAGCTACTCGCTGCCAGTCAGGCTGAGCCTGGTGAAGCCGAGGCAAGCGTTGATCGGGCGGGCGGAGACGCTGCGGTCGGAGGGGCTGAGGGATCCGCAGATCCGGGAGCGCTACCTGGCGGAGTTCGAGCGGGCGGCGGGGCTGAGCGACAAGCGGCCGAGCGCGCAGGTGGGCGATCCGCTGGGCGATGGCGTGGGGGTGAGCCGCGGGCTGTATGAGTATGCGGTCAAGGGCAACCTCGAGGCGGGGCGGCTGTCGCCGCTGATGGTCGAGGCGATCACGGACCCGGCGGAGATCTGGCTGGTGCCAGCGCGGCTGCCGAATGGGCGGCTGGTGATGCGGCGGAGGTATCTGGCGGAGTTCGAGGTCGAGGGAGAGCGGGTGCTGGTGATGGTGATGCAGGAGCCGGGCGGCGCGACGGCGGGCGAGATCGTGAGGGGCGCGGGGCGGATCAGCGTGACGCGCACGGACCTGATCAGAAACGGCGCCCTGCTCTACAGGAGGACGCAATGAGTAGCGGAGTAAGGATACTGGACGGGTTGGGCCACCAGCCCCGTTCAAAAACGCTTTTGAACGGTAAACAAGAGATTCTGATGGTCTCCCAGGGCCGTCCCCTTGAGTTACAGGCTGGCGAGGATGAGAAGCCACAGGCCCCTACACGAGTAGAGCTGGTGCCGATAGGCATTACCGTGCGGGTTTACGAATGGGACTGGGACCGGGAAAGGATCCAGAAACTGCGCGTGGAGATCACGCGGCAATACGTCGAACAGATGGTTGCCAACACGATCAGCTTGCGCGAAGGCAATCCCCTGCCCTGGTATGTCGATCATGTTCGGTGGGGGGCATCTTACGGCTGGTTTCGGGCCGAGGACCTGGAGATCACTGATCGGGCCCTTGTCGCCAACAATATCGAGTGGATCGGCGAGACGGCATCGATGATAACCGGACGGCGATTCCGGTATTGCTCGATCGGCTGGCGCAGTAACTACCGGGACTATCGCACTGACAAATTCATCGGCCCAGCTTTGATCGAAAGCAGCCTTACCAATGATCCCTATATCGTCGGGCAGCGGGGACTCGCCGCATCCGGCGGTGACATGTTAATCGCGGCAGCCGTCCCGGTGGACGCAGCCGCACAAGATGAGGAGGACGAGATGGACCTCAAGAAACTGAGAGATCTCCTCGGTTTGGCGGCCGATGCTACCGAGGAGGAGGTCGGCGCCGCTGTGACGGCGGCTGTCGCGGCCGGCACGGAGTTGGCCGAGATCGACAAAGCGCTCGAGTCGGTGGAGGGCGCGGACCGGTCGGCGAAGCTGGCGACGTTGACAGCGGCGCAGCCGGCAGACGAAGAGGCCGAAACTGAACCTGATCCAGGTGCAGATGTTCCCAAATCGGGAACAGCCGGCATGGGCGCGGAGGCGGCGGAGGTGCTTGTCGAGGCGGCCGTGGCGGCGGGGCGGGTCCCGCCCAAGGGCGAACCGCGCGCGAAACTGGCGAAAGCCCTGGCGGCGCTGAGCGTCGCCGACGCCAAGGAGGTGCTCAGCCTGGTGGGCGGGACGGCGCCCAAAGGCGGCGATCTCAAGAGCAAGGCCGACGGCGGCGCGGACGGCGCGGCGCCGGGCCTGCGCGAGACGGTGCGCAAAACTCTCGGCCTGAGCCGTGAGGCGATGGAGAAATACGCGCCGGACAAGATCAAAACGGCCTGAGAGGCAGACAGGAATGTCCGCCCCACTGGAGGAAAATCGGCGGCCCTGGCGGCCGCATAACAGGAGGTAGAGACAATGGCGGCACTTAGCGCGGATCGCAATACGCTGTATGCCGATCCGAGAATCGAGGCCTATCCGGTAGCGACAGCCACCACGATTTACAAGGGGGCGCTGGTGATGCTCAGCGCCACCGGGTATGCCATCCCCGGCGCCGATACAACGGGTTGCACATTCGTTGGCGTGGCTCAGGAGCAGGTAGTCAACGCCGGAGCCGACGGCGCGAAGTATGTCAAGGTGGCGCGCCTGGGCTGCTACCGCTTCGGCTACGGCGGGACGGCGGCGATCACCGATGTCGGCACGATGGTCTATCTGGTCGACGACCAGACAGTCAACGTCGCGGGCTCGACGACCAACGACATCCCTTGCGGCAAGATCACGCAGTATGTCAGCGCCAGCGTGGTCTGGATCGACATCGGCCTGGCGTGGGTCTAGGCGGAAACCGAGGGGCGGGATGAGGGCACCGCCCGGCAAATAACGGCGGCTCCGCAACAGCGGAGACGCCCGACAGGGAGGAAACGAAAGTGTTTATTAACAAGGACAACCTGGGCGAGCTGGATTACCAGTTCCGCGTAGGTTACAACGAGGCCTTCGCCACGGCCGATTCGATGGCAAGCCAGTTGGCGACGGTGATCAAAATCACCGGCCCCTCGATCCGGCTGACCGGCCTGAAGGCATTCAGCAAGATGAGGAAGTGGTTGGGCCCGAGGCATCACAAGAACCTCGAGGCACTCGGCCTGACGGTGACGCCCGAGATCTACGAGGACACGGTGGATGTGCCCAGGGTCGACATCGAAGATGACACCTACGGCCAGATCATGCCGCAAATCCAGGAGCTAGGGAAGGGCGCGGCAGAGCTGGACAACGATCTGATCGCGGGGATCCTGCAGGGCTCGAGTTCGCAGCTTGGTTACGACGATCTCGCGCTGGCAGCCAACACGCACGCGATGGGCGGGACGGCCTACGACAACTCGGTCACAACGGCGATCAGCATTGCGGCGATCAAGACGGCGATCGATTATTTCGGCACGCTGACGGACGAAGCCGGTAAGAAAATCCCGATTAGGCCGACGCATCTGATCACGGCCAATGCGGGCAGCGCATTCTGGACAGCCCGCAAGCTGCTGAAAAAGGAGGTTGTGGTCGAGGCCGCAGCGCTCGTCGACAACGAGGCCTACCAGGTGCTCGAACACATCCCGTTTCCGGCGATCACGTCGGCGACATTCTGGGCGGTGGTCTGCCTGACCGGATCCTATAAGCCGGTGATGTTGGTGCGGCGCACGCAACCTGAGCTGACCGCCAGGACCAACCCCGACAGCGATCAGGCGTTCGAGCTCGATCGCTACAGCTGGGGCACGCGCTACCGTGTGACGGCGGCGCCGGGTCCGTGGCAGTTTGCCTACTGCTCGACGGGCACTGGCTAGAGAGCGAAATGGGGCGGGGGCGGAGGCGTCCCCGCCCATTATCGGCAGGCAGGAATGTCTGCCCCACCGTCGGCAGACAGGAATGTCTGCCCCACCGGGTGAGTCGAGATGGGTTACTACATCGAGCTGGCGGATCTGGCGGCGTCGTTCGGCGCGGGTCGGATCGTCGAGCTGGCTGACAAGGACGGCGACGGTATCGCCGACGCGGCATTGGTGGCCGACGCGATCGAGCGGGCGGAATCGACTGTCGAGAGCTACGTTGCGCGGCGCTACGATCTGGCCGCCGTGAGGGCGGCGGCGCCGGCGGTGGTGGTCGAGCTGGCGACGGACCTGGGGCTCTACGAGTTGGCAAAAGCGAGGGACGCGGTGCTGGTCGGTCCGGGGACGGAATACGAGGCGATCTATCAGCGGGCGATCGCGCGGCTGAAGGAGATCGCGGCGGGCACGACGGTGCTCGATGTGATGTCGGCGATCGCGGAGCCGACGGCGGTGGAGATGGATGCCAATGACAGGCTGTTCACAAGGACAACCCTGAAGGGGTTTTGACGCAGACAGGAATGTCTGCGCCACACAAGAGGAGAGCATGGCAGGAGACAGCATTCGGATCGAGATCAAGGAGACCGCGCGGCCGCTGCTGGCGGCGATAGTAAGGCGCGTGCGCAACGCGCGGCCGGTGCTGAGCGCGCTGGGGCAGATCGGCGTGGACGCGGTGCAGGGCAATTTCGATGCGCAGGGCCGGCCGACGAAGTGGAAACCGCGGAAGCGGCCGCCGCGGCGGGGCAACCGGCGGGGCTACAAGATCCTGTCGCTGAGCGGAGATCTGCGCGACTCGGTGCACTACCAGGTCGAGGGGCAGGAGGTGCGGGTCGGGACGAACGTGGTCTACGCGGGGGTGCACAACCGGGGCTACTCCGGGACGCAGCAGGTGAAGGCGCACGAG